CACGGCCGGCAACGCCAGACGAGACAGGCCCGAAGCGCCACCCACGTACGCGAGACAACCTGTCGTATCAGTACTGGCCCTGTAGTAATGGTAGTCGCACCTTCCGACGGTAGCGGAACCGCTCGTATCATTGGGGTCCGCCTGTCCCCATGCCTCTAATGATGTGAGGATAGTCTTGGCGAATCCGCTCTTCGCAGACGAGTTCGAGTTCTGGATGATGAGGGTCTTGTTCGATGAATCATCCGTAGGTACTGCGTTTTGCCCTGCATAGTGCTTTCCACCGTATCCATAGAAGTCATCGATGAACTGATAGATATGACCCCATCCGTCCTCGATCAGCGCCTTCACGTACTCGGTATCGGCGACGGTCGTGTTGTTGTCACCGCCCCAGGGCCCGATACTGTTGGCCATCCCGGTGTAGGCGGAGGCTCCGTTGTAGGTCTTTCCGCCCTGACCAATTCCCAACTGTGCATTCCACCTCTTGCATGCGAAGAGGACGATGATCCTCCAGAGGTCCCACTGGTAGTAGTTCCATACCATCGCATAGCCGTTCTTCACGGTTCTGGATGTCGCATCGGACCTGAACGTCGGTCTTGTGGTGCTCTTGGTCGTTATCACTCCGGACAGGGAGCGTAGCTTCGAGTTGCCGTCGATGTACCCGGGGAATACCGCTATGGCCATGTACTGGTATGTGTGCCCGCCTATGACGTGCGCCAGCGCGGTACCGTTATTGGAATCGTCCGATATGGAGATCTTCGTGGAGGTCACCGCCTTGTAGATGGTGGGGATGCAGAACATGACGTCATTGGTTGCGATGCTCGAAGTACCGGAAGATGCGGTCCATCCACCGTTGCCGTCGTACAGTGCGATCACCCGCGTCAGGTCGTTAGGGTTAAGCTTCTCGAACGGTTCCAGCCCGTTCCCGTTATCCTTGAACGTTGCATAGAAGCATCCGTTCAGAAGGGGGTTATTCGAGGATCCGTCATTGCTGTAGGCCCAATCGCCTATAGTCGTGCATGCACCCAGCGATGAAGGCGGGCCTGATACGGGAGTCTTGCCCAACAGGTCATCTCCGTAGGTGAGGCATGCGGCGTCGTCCGTGGCCATAGTGGTCGGATCGTACGTCATCGAGAAGAGGAATCCGCCCGAGGCCTCGTCAGTGATCTCCACCGCCGCGGTGTCCGTTCCGTTCAACGCCACGGTGACCGAGTCGGTGTCCGTGGTGTCGCATCCAGCGTGCGTGGACGTGATCGATATGGTGTACGTTCCCGCCGCGGGCACCTTCAGCGTCGCCACTCCTGACGAATTACAGAACTGCTCGTCGTACTTGGTGGAGTCCAGCGTGTTGGTCGCCTTGACCTTGATGGAGGTCTTGACGATGGATGCGGTGGACGAATCCGTCACGGTCACAATGATCACGGGCTTCTTGTCTATGGCCATGGCCACGTAGTGCACTTGATTGGCCGTCGCCACGACCGATGAGGTCGACGGCGTGACGTAGTCCGCGCTGTACCCGTTGGTGATCGATATGGTGTACGAGCCCTCCTCCTGGAGGACGAACGATGCGTTGCCCGTGCTCCCGGTGTTCACGGACTGCGAGTCCGTGGTGCCCTGCACGTGCACAGTCAGGTGGTCCACCAGCCCGCTCCCGGAGTTGTCGGAGACGGTCACGCTCAATATCGGTTTCTTGTTCAGGGTGATGCTCACCGTGTACGTTCCATCGGCGGCGACCGTCAGTGTCTGGTCGGCAGGCGCGAAGTAGGTGTTCGGCGTGTTCGTTATGGATATTGTGTACGTGCCCACATCGTTCAGGGTTATCACGCTCTCCCCGTTGGCGTCCGTCGTTCCCGTGCAGGTGTCCCCGGTCTTGGAGACGGTAATGGTCCTCCCCTGCTGGTTGCCCTGTGCCCTCGCGTCGGTGATCTGTATTGTGACCACGGGCTTAGCCTGCAGCGTCCAGCTCACGGCGTAGTCGTTGCCCGATGCGCAATTGTTCTTGGTCTGCGATGCCGGGGTGAAGTATCCTGCCGGAGCGGTCATGGAGACCACGTACGTGTCCGGCTCGACCACCACCGTGGCGGCGCCCGATGAGTTCAGCACGCCCGAGTACGATGTGTTCCCGACGATGGAGTAGGCACATCCCGCTCCCGCTGCTCCCGCGCTGATCGAGATGGTGGGCCATCCGGTACAGGATGCGGACACCTGCGTGGAGGTGTTCGATATGGTCACCTGCTGGGATGCGCTGCACTCGACCTCCACGGCATCACCGTCGAAGTCCACGTCGTACGTCTCCCCCAATGCCACCGTGAAGGAGCACTGGCCGTTGACGTCCGTGACGTCGGTCTGCACGTTGCTCTGCGAGTCGGTCACCGTGACGGTGATGCCCTCGGGGTCCGATGTGTCCGTCGGCGTGATGGTGACTGTTAGGGTGTACGTGTCACCGCTCCCTCCGAGGCCTCCGGGGAACGAACTGGTCCATTTGCCCGAGGGTATGCCTGCGAGGCCCGTCATGAGGCAGGGAAGGGCCACGGTGGGCTTGTCCCCGTCCGCCACGAGTGTGACCGCCTTGGTGGTCGTGTTGACCGCCGTGACGGAGATCCTCGCCGAGGCGAACGCGATCCTCTGCGTGTCGTTCGGCGCATTGGGTGCGAAGTCCGGCACCGCGATCTTGTCCGTGTTGTTCAGCACGATGGAGGCGGTGTACGGCCCTGTACCCGACCATGCGGTCGTGGATACCGTGAACTCCTCCACGATGCTCTCTATCAGGTTGCCCGGGAGCTTCCCGTTGGAATCGAGCAGGACCGCCTCTCCCGGTGCGGAGCCCTGCGCGGTGGCCTTGAGCTTGCCTCTAACGGTCCATCCGTCGTTCGCGTCATAGTGTGTCATCCGTGAATCACCACCTTGAAGTCCTCGCCCACTGCGGGTGCGGAGTAAAACGTTAGGGTGACCGTGCTCGTGGTGGAGACGGTCGTGGTATGCGTGAGGGTGCCGTTGGCCTCGTAGAGCTCCACCAGGGGGATGGTGCCCAGGCTGTGGCTGATGACGAACGTGGTGGTCGTCCCGTCCCCTGTAATGAAGCCGTAGGGGTTGTTCCCGGTCTTGTAGACCTTGATATAGTCCAGAGAGCGGAGGTCCACCGCCCCGGTCTCCCCGTCCACTGATATGACCTGCGCAGGGGTGACCACCTGCTTCCAGTCCGCCAGGGTGGAGTAGGTGCCTCCGAGGATGTACATGCCGTCCTTCTCCGGATCGTCGTCATCCGTTACGTACGCCCAGTCCCCCGTCTCCGCCGTCGTCAGCGTGGTGAGGTCGGCCTGCTCGTCCACCGTCCCGAGGCATCTCGATATTGCGAGCTCCGGAATCTGCGATGGGCTGATCTTCCCGTCCAGGTTCAGGATGGGGACGTTCCCCGCCTGCGTACCCGCATCATAGGTGGATGCGGTACCGAGCGAGGGCTTGTTCTTGATGTAGTCGTCCTTGGTGGCGTCCGACTCGTTCCAATCGGATTGGACGTTCTGGGCCGCGGCCAATGCCGCCGCGAGGTCCTGCTGGTTGGCCAGCGTGCCGTCGATGGAACCCCACATGACCTTCGCCCTGAAGACCTCCCAGCCGTCGCTCTGCGAGAGCTTGGTCTGGTCCTTCACGAAGTACATGAGATTGCTCTGCGTCACCAGCACCTTGTCCCCGTTCTGGACCGATGCGGCGGTCAATGCCAGCCTGTCGGCCTCGGTGGCCACCGTTATGAGCTCCTCCTTCGCGGATGCGGGGAGGTTGTCCATGCTGATGACTCCGACGATGTTCTCCGCAGGAAGGCGGACCACCGACAGGTCGAAGGTTATCTCCTGCGTGTCCCCGTTCATGTCGGTGACCAGGAGGTTCCCTGTGGTCGAATCCTGCTCAATGACTATCACGGCCTTGGTCCATTTGTCCGCATAGGCAGAGACGAATGCCCCGAAGGCATCCACAGAGTAGGCCACGTTCAGGATCAGGATGTTCTTGGATGCTGTGACGATGCCGTTGACGTCATCGTAGAGCACCAGCTGCGTAGGCAGACGGTTGGTCCTCGAACACGCACCGAGGATGGTGTCGGGTATGGTGCACTGCACACAATCGGTGCCTGCCACCAGGTCCACGAAAGGCTTCCTGTTCATCCCGTTCGTGTCCGGCACCACGACATCGAACTCCAATCTCGCCGCATATCCGGACGGTACTCCCGTAACCTTGATCACGGTCGAGTTGTTGTCGATGGTCGCGCCTGCATAACCGTTCGTTGTCGAGATGACGTGCGTGTCGTCATCGTATGCAATCGTTACAGTCTGCATGCGAGTATATTCTCGCGTGTATCAACGTATAATCAGAAAAAGAGGGACGTCGGAGGTCATCTAAGAAGGGATGGGATGCACTCTACAGCCCTCCGACGATGGTGTGAGGGGAATCCTCCCCTCGGGGTGTTCGATTATCAGGATCTCGGTACAGGGCAGTGCCTCTCGTACTGGACGAGGATGAACGCTGTCTTGTTCGAGTTGGCCGTCACCTTGAGGTAGCGCTTGTTCCCGACGTATGCCTGGACTCCGGGTCCGCCCTCGATGAGGTCTCCGGAATCGACTGCGCTTGCGGGTGACGAGGTGTCCCCCTCGAGGATGTCGTCGAGCTCTGTGGCCGTTCCGATGATCAGAACGGAGGATGCTCCGGCGAGGTCCACTGCGGTACCTGCTGCGACTGCCATGCTGTGTGTTGCGTCTTCTCTTACTGGCATCTTAATCACCTTCAGCTTGCTTTGACCTTGAGTCCGACCATTGAAGAAGACTGTACGACTCCTCCGCCGACCCTCTTGTTAACGATGTACTTCACTGCGTTGTTGGATGCGCATGTGACCTCGTCACGAAGGATGTCCATGTCCATCCTGTCGACGATGGTGTAGGTATTGGCCAGGTCTCCGAACATCGCGACCACTGCGTTGGCTGTGGTTATGGTGTCGGGTGCGGACTTCAGGATCCTGACGGGGAATCCGTTGAATGTGGGGTCCATTCCCTTGGCGAGTGCGGGATTCCAGAGATAGTCCCCTGAACCGCTTGCCTTGAACTTCCTCATGGAGACGGCGAGCTTCTTGCTGACATAGTATGCAGCATTGGCATCGGTCGCCTGTGTGGTCTCTCCCCACAGGTCTATGAGGTCGTCAGCTCCGACCTTCAGCGCTGTTCCGGTTGAGATGTTCGAGATCTTGTCGCATCCGAACAGTCCCTCGGGCTGTTTGAATCCGGATCCGACGACGAATGCCTGACCCTCTGCGTTGGCGAGAGCCCAAGCGAGCTGTGAGAGCACCCAGTTCTCGAAGTTGACCACTGCAGCATCGGCGAGGAGGTCCCTGCTGATCTTCACTGTGGCCTGGACGGTGTTGACAGGGATGTTGCCCAGTCCGACACCTACGTTGTCGGTCTCGCCCCTTGTCTCGACCTCTCCGACCCATGATGTGGTGGGCTTGGAGGTCTCGATAGGGACCTGTGCGAGGTTGGTACCGATGGACACGACGTTGGCGAACTGCCTGAAGACGTCGAGGTCGGTCTGGAGCTCGATGATCCTCTGGACGAGGGTCGGTGTGACGAGGTATCCTCCAGAGGGTCCGTTGAGGTTTGCCGCGATACCCTTCTGGATGTACTGTCCGAAGTTCTTGATGTCCTCGGGCGATACGACGTCGGTGACGATGCCCCCTGCCATCTCCTTCCTGTCCATGAGGGACTGGACGGACTGTGCGAGAGCCGCCATCTTCTGCTCTGTCTCTTCTGCTTTCGATTTCAATCCATTGTACTGCTCGGGCAGGCCTTTGAGGTCGTTGGAGAGTCCCTTCAACTCATTGACGTAGCCCTGCAGCTCCTTAGTTACATCACTCATGCGATCAACTCCTTGTGGAGGCCTTTCAGCTCGGCGACGATGTCGCGTACCGCCTTCACCTCGTCCTCCTCTTCGTCCTCTTCGGACTTCTCGGACTCGTCCTCGGATTCCTCCGTGGGCTTCTCCTGCTCTTCGGGATCCTTTTCAGGTTCCTCTTCTTCCCCTTTCTCGTCTTCGGGCTCTTCCATGTCGGCCAATGCGTCCTTGATCAACTGCTTCAAGGCCTCCTTGGTCTCATCGTCGAGCTCGTCGTACTTCGCTCCTTTTCCTACGATCATGGACTTGGCCTCCGCCATTGCCAATGTGTTGCACGGGAATGCCACCAGCGAGACCTCCCACAGGTCGGCCTCCTTGATGAGACGATGCCCTTCGTTGTCGTAGTCGCAATCCTTGATCTGGAATCCGATGGACAATCCCTGGATGTCCCCCGCCTTAAGGAGGTGGTAGCCCTCCTTACCGCGCTGGACGTCCATGTTGAACCGGCCTTCGATCTGCAGACCTCCATCCATGGACGTGACATCGAAGGACCCGATGACCTCATCCATGTTGTGAGACCACAGGAGCGGGAAGTGCGTGCCCTTGTTGGCGATGCTCCTGTTGAAGCATCCCGCCACCATGACGTCGCCCACCTGATCCACGTTGCCGTAGGTCGAGGCGATCCCCGAGAATCTGCCGAGACTGCCGTCCGCATTCGCTTTGAACGTGAGCGTTTTCGTCTCGTACATGCTTGGTCGATGCTGTCGCAGTAGGTTGTATAATCAGAGTAAGAAGTGGTTTCAGAGCTCGAAGATGACGTCACACCTGCAGTTCACTACTTCCGATGCCGGAGGGCTCCACTTGTGATCGAGCGGGCACTCCATGCGGACGTTGAGGCCCTCCTTAGAGGTCCACTCGAACCATCCATCGAAGTCCACGGTCATGCCGTCTATGCGCGCGTGCGTATCGCGCACGTCCGCATCCCCTACGGACATCCACGACTTCTTCCCTTTGAAGTCGAGGCTGCGCATGGTCTCCACGGATGCCCTGTTAGTGGCGCATGCCGTCTCCGTCCTCGCTATGGCATTGCTCCTGTAGGGTGTGATGCTGTCGTCGAAGAGCTCCGAGATATTGTTCCGGAAGTCTATCTGGTTGTCCGATGCCTCGTAGATGTCCTTGACCTGGTCGAGGGTGGTCTGGTTGATCCATGCGATCTTCTCTCCGCACTCGGTGCGTATCCAGTTCCTCATGGCTGCCTCGTAGGCGGTGGGCTCCTCCTTCTTCTTGCGCTTGGTCACCCATTCCGCGTACTGCTTCCTGCCCATGGACGCGTCCAGCATGGGGTACATGCGGTCCGCTATGCCCATGTAGGTGCTCTCATAGACCTTCACGAAGGCGGGCACCGATGTGAGGATTATGGTGTAGACGTCGTCCATCGTGGGGTCGTCCAGTGCGAGGATGGCCTCCTCCTGGGCCCTGAAGACCCTCCGGAGGTTGGCCCTCATGCTCCTCTGGTATGTGAGCCTTATGGCCTCCGTCTCGCGGTGGTACGCCTGCCTCTGCCTGGCGGTCATCCGCCCCTTGGATACGGCCTTGACTGCGTAGCTCATAGGCCGATGTTCCCGAGGAGAGCCTGCATATCGTCCTTGGAGGGGTCGTTCCTTCCGGGATCGAGGTCATCCGCGGAGTACTCCGACAGGGGGATGTCCGTCATGCTCATCATGACCTGGTCGGCCAACGGTTCCTCTATGCGGTCGTATCCGAGCTTCTCGCGCTTGTCGTTAATCGTCAGGAAGGAAGCCTGCTGCAGTGCGTTGTACAGGTCGATCTGCACGCCGATGAAGTCCGAGAGCTGCTCCTCGTCGTAGGTGTACTCGCTGATGCCGTTGGCGAACGGTTCGTCCCTGAAGAACTGCCATATCGATGAGTAGACGAGGTCCAGCAACGGTCTGATGGTATTGACCACCACCTGCCTGGATGCCTCCTGTGCGTTGGAGTATGTCTTGTTCGCGGAATCTCCCATCATCTCCGGAGGTATGCCGTAGGATATGGCGATCTCCTTCGCAGCGTTCACGAGGCCCTGCTGGTAGTCCATCTCCACGGCGGTCATGCCCAGCACGGACACGTCCTTGCCGTCGTCGAGGATTATCCCGTTGCCTGCGTTCTTCGTTCCCTGATACCCTGCGCGCATCTCCGCCTTGAGGATATTCCTGTCCTCCGGCGTCAGCCTCTGCGGGATCTTCAGTCCTATGGAGGGCTTGGCCCCGTTGTTGGTCGTGGCAATATTCCAATCCTTTATGGCATTCATCATCTCCACGTTCTTCCCGCAGGATGCCATCTTGGACAGTCCCCTGACGTTGCCCATATCGGGATCCGGAAGCTTGATGTGGATGAGGTCCTGGGGGAGGAAGGTGTTCACGCCATCGATGTACTTGGTGCATCTCCACGAGTTGACGGGATTCACCAGGTCGTTGGTGTTGACCTGTGCGGTCATGAGCTTGGGGTCGATGACGTAGATGGCATCGAACCCCATGGCCACCCTGTGAGGGTACAGGAAGGCCTCCCCGTATATCCCGAGGTATATCCCGATCAGGTTAAACATGTCATGCCTGCTCATGCCCGGGTTGGGATGGTCCATCAGCTCGATGAACCTGTGGCCCTCCTCCGTTATGTCGTCGTGCGCCTCGTTGTAGGCCTGATGGTCCACAGAGGATATGCGGACCCCGTACAGGTCGCACGCCTGCCTCACATAGGGGTTGATCAGGTATCCCTCCGAGTACTGCGTCTGCGGATTCTTCCAGTCTGATACGTTCTCCCCGAGATGGAAGACCCCTACGCCCGCATCCTGCGGTGCAGGTGGCTCGGGCGGTGCAGGTGGCTCGGGCGGTGTCGGTGCCGACTTGGTGAACATGTCGGCGATAATGGATTTTAATGAGCTCATGCGGGACCTATCGCGTAGATATGTGTCCTATAATCAGAAAAAGTCGATATGTGCCGGACCCGTATCGGAGAGCTCTGTGAACGCTCCGCTCGTCGCATCCACCTGATCATCATGAGCTCCGAACGGGAACTCGCAGAACTCCTGCACGTAGTCCCTATTCCATTGCGCTCTGACGATGGACACGTTCCCGTTCTCCAATGCCGCAGCCAACGGTCCGGCACGGAGCTCCTTGGAGCCTGTGACCTTGTCCGGTCTGAAGTCGTATCCCGTGAGGATCCTCCTCGCGTACAGGTCGATGACCTCCACGCCCGAGCTTCCCGGCTCCTGCTCCATGCGGATCCTGACGTACGGTCCGTCCTGCTCGGCGGTGGCCCTGATGAGGTTCTGCACGTCCTTCGGGCCGTATTGCACGTGGACCACGTCCTCTATGCAGTACTGGCCGTCCTTCATGGCTATGAGGACGCCTGTGGTCCAGTCCCCTCCTCCTGCGGTCGCCGCCTTATCCCAATACCTGCACCTGTAGGCGGATTCATCGAACCCGTGCTCCGTGACCCTGAACCATTCCCTGCGGAAGAATGATCCTTCCTCGGGGTTCGGTCTTCCCTGATACAGGGCCTCGAACACCCTGCTACCGACCTCCGCCTTTATGGCCAGCAGATGGTCGGTGTCGTACCTCTCGGGCCATAGGGCCCTTCCGTCCTTATCTATCGCGGGCATGTGGAGCACGTCCCACCCGTCGGGGTTGTCCTGCAGCACCCTCCCGACCAGGTCGTCGTAATGCCAACGGGTCATGACGATGATGACCTTACCGCCCGGTGACAGACGGGTCATGGCCACGGATGTGAACCAGTCGTGCACGTTCTGCCTTATGACCTCGCTGTTCGCCTCCTCCGCATCCTTCACGGGGTCGTCTATGATGATGAGGTCCGCTCCGGATCCTGTGAGACCTGCTCCGATACCTGCGGCTATGAGGGACGGCCTGCCGTTGAGCTTCCCCTCGAGCATCATCTCGTCCACGTTGTCCACCACGATCTGCGGGCGGTCGAATATGAGCTGGTGCCATTCCTCGTCGAATAACCGACGGCACGACCTGGCCATCTTCCTGGCTTGGCTCTGGTTGTATGAGGCCAGCATGACCTCCCTGTGCTCCGGGTCGTTGGAGAGGAACCATGCGGGGAGGCATTCGCTGCATATCGTGGATTTCATGTGCCTGGGCGGTGTGGTGATGATCAATCCCCGGTGCGTGTTCTCAAGGAACTGTTGGATGGTGTCGCACATGAGTTTAATGTGTGCACCGGGGACGTAGTTGGGCCTCTTCAGGACGATCTTCTCCACGTAGTCGTAGAAGTTCACCCTGGACTCTATCATGGAGTCGATGAGCCTGTCGAGGTCTGAAGTGTCAATGGTCATAGTTGCCTCATGGGTCTTTGCCCTATAACGCGCGCGGGCGCAAGGACTTCGGGGTTTCAGTTGGATGCGTCCTCCTCCTGCTTGAGCTTCTCCCGGTAGGCGATGAGCTCCTTGACGGACATCTTGGTGGTGTCATGCACTTCCACACGGACCTGCTGCACCGGGGCCTCTCCCGCCAGCTCTGACAGCATGCCTATCGCGTGCAAGTCTCCATTGGATGCCTTGGTGGCGAGGTTCTTGATGATCCTCCCTCTGACGGTGGTGTTCGCACCGGTGAGATCAGTGAAGGAGGTCGCCTCCTCCACCACATCCCCTTCGTTCACGGGCATGTCGAGGACCATGCGCGCCCATTCCCTCATGTTCTTGAGCTCGCGCCTCTTCTCCCCTGATTTCTTCCCGCCTTTGCGTCCTGCCTTCGCCGCTTCCTCCCCGCTTTTGAACCTCGTTGCTTTGCCCTTCTCGAGGTTCTTGTTCTGTGGACGTTCCGTCTTTGCGGTCGCTTTCGCCTTCTGCAGGGCCTTCTTGGTCTTAGAGGTGTCCTTGACCGTCTTCCCTTCCTCTTTCGCTCCTTGAGCCTCTTCCTTGCTCTTCGTCATGCGCTCCCTCCGAAGTTCTCCATCGTCAGCTGTGCCCCGCTCAGGAACTTCTCCTTCCAGAGCTCGAAGTACGCCTTGTCGCATGGTCCATACTCGTTCCTCCTGCACTTGCTGTTCTTGCATACCCTGCAGGGATGGAATGTGGACAGCCATCCGAGCCTCGGGCCGTATTTCCTTCCGTCGAAGTAGTCTGTCACCTTCAGCTCCTTATCGAGCACCGCACCTGTTGGCAGTTCGATCATGCCTTCACCTTCTCGGCCTTGCCTCCGGTGTAGCTCTCCCACCTGTCGATAATCACATCGGCGTATCTCGGATCGAGCTCCATGGTGAGGCATCTCCTTCCGAGCTGTTCGCATGCCATGAGGGTGCTTCCGGATCCTCCGAAGAGGTCGAGCACCGTGTCCCCTCTCCTGGAGGAGTTCTGTATGAGTTGTCCTATGAGGCGCAGAGGCTTCATGGTCGGGTGGTCCGCATTCCTCACGGGCTTGTCCTCATGGATCACATCCACAGGGATGTCGGTGGCGAGGATCTTCTCGAGGAGCTTCCTCATGTCCTCCTTCTTCATGGTCTCCAGGTCCTTGAGCTCCTCCTCGATCACCGATACGAGGTTCCTGTTCTCGGTGAAGTAGTGCGCTGCGCCTTCCTTCCATCCGTACAGGCATGGCTCGTGCTTCCACTGGTAATCCTGCCTTCCGAGGGTGAAGTGGTTCTTGGCCCATATCAGGACCTGTCTGACCTCCCATCCGACCCTCCTGCATGCCTCCTCGAACTGCGGTCCGCTCTTCGATGCATACCAGATGTAGAAGGATCCTCCTGCCTTGAGAGCTGCATCCATGTTCCTGAATGCCGCCTCGAGGAATCCGGTGAAGGCATCGTCGCTCATGCTGTCGTTGAGGATTGTGAGCTTCTTCTCCGTTCCCCCTTCGACCGCTACGTTGTAGGGCGGGTCTGTCATTATCATATCGATTCCCCCCCCCCCCGATGCATTCAGGAGCTTCTCGAGGTCCTCTCTCGATGTGGCGTCTCCGACAACGAGCACATGGTCTCCGAGAATGTAGACGTCGCCCACCTTGCTCATCGGGTCCTCCGGGATCTCCGGCTCGTACTCGTCCTCTTGGACCTCTACCGGGATCTCCTTCTGCTGGAATCCCAACGTCTCCATGGGGATGTCCCCTACAGCTTCCAGCTCCTCGATGAGCAGTTCGTCGTCCCACTCCGCGACCTCTCCAGTCTTGTTGTGTGCGAGGCGGTACGCGATCTTCTCCTCGTTGGTCATGCCTCTGATGATCATGACCTCGCACTCCTCCACGCCCATCTTCTTCAGGGCCTTCCACCTGGTATGTCCTGCGAGAATGACCATGCTCTCGTCCACCTCTATATCGGTGGTGTAGGTGAACCTCTCGATGGATGCCTCGACCACAGGCACGGCCTGGTCGTTCTTCCTTGGGTTGTTGGCGTAGGGGATGATCTCGGTGAGCTTCACCACCCTATACTCCTTGGTGATGGTCATATTGAGACTCTCCTTCTCTGCTCTTCGGCAATATCTGCAGGGTCCCGGATCTCGACGTTATGGAAGCTCTTGTACGGTTCACGTTCCCGATTATCGCATCCAGGAACCCCTTGGCCTCCGTTTCGGATTCGCATGTCAGGTGGAGGACCACCGTCCACTTCTCCCCATCCTCTTCCGTATGCCCTACATATCCATTAATTGAGGTGATCATTCCTCCACCTCCTGCCAGTCTACCTCGATCTCGTCGGAGTCCAGCCCGAGGAGGTCAGCCACCTCGACCGCGATGCGGTCCTGCTGGATGTCAGAGGGTGCCGTGTCCGTGGGCAGGGTCAGTATGAGTTCTATGGTCATTCCTCTTCCCCCAGCCACTTGAACGTCGAGCCCTCGGGCACGTCGATGTACATCCTCACAGAGTAGTCCGGAGCGTCGTTCCTGTCGAACTCTACCTTCTGCGCCCATGTGGGTATCGGCAGACCTTCCTCATCGCTGTCAGGATCCGCCTCGCACTGCTGGAGACCGAAGGCCCAGCATCCGGCGTTGTTGTCCGCGGCGTAAATGCCCACGACCCTGACCTTCTCGCCGTTGGGCGCTACGATCTCCCCTACCGCCGGACGTCCGTATGCACCCGCATCCTTGTAGGATCCCGTGTCCTCGTTGACGGCATAGACCACGTCGTCAGAGTATCCGTAGAATGATAGAAGCGTCATTCCTCTCCCTCCGCGACTTTGGTCAGCATCTGAAATGCCACACGCCTGGCCTGTGACGGTGGAAGATGGAAGTGTGTAACGATGTCCTTTTTGTTCTTCTCGTCCCACTCCACGAACTCCAGACTTATGAGGCCGTTGGTCAGTTCAGACACATTGACCAGTAATTTATGGCTCATTCCACTGCCTCCTTGTTCTTGTCCGTCCATTCTTCTATCGTCATGCCCTAATCATAGAGGCATGACTTCGCTACGATCTTGGGAAGGTTCACTGCATCTATGATGTCGTCCATCTTCTTGTCGAGCGCGTCGAGGCGCTCCTTCAGCTGCACGAAGGACTCCTACAGACCTCCATCGTTCAGGGTGTCGAACCCCTGGCAGTCGATGTTGGCCAACAGCATCTCCGAGATTCTGACGACCATCGCCGCCGTAAGGGCTGAATTGAGTTCCTCCATTCTCTCGCTGGCTCCGGGCATCGCCTTCATGCCACCGCCCCCTGCGGTACGTTCTTCTGGTATCTGATGGCCCTATTCAGGAGGATCCTGTTCCATTCCTTCTCGTCCCACTCGGATTGGTACCACTTCTCCGGGAACCCCTTCCCGCACTTGGGGCATATCTCGCTGATGTTGACGAACCCGAACACGCTCGGTCTCTCGAGGGGCTTGCTGCACTCCTCGAGGGCGAATATGGCCGTGCAGTAACGGCATATCATCCTCTTCGCCATCGGCATTCCTCCTGTATCTCGTAGTCCGGTCCGTCCTCCCTGATCTTCCTCTCGGGCTTGGGCGTTATGTGGAGGATGTCGTAGAAGATCTCCCCGCAGTCGGTCTCCGTCTCGTAGACGAGCTTCGCCTTTCCGCCGCATCCCCTTCCGTTCATGACCCCGCATGCGGTGATGCCTTCCAGGGTGAACCTCTCCACGTTCTCCTCTATATCTATGCTGCAGTTCTCCTGCTCGTAGTTGTGAATCGTTACCTTGATCATCGTTTCAGCCTCTGCTGCCTGTATTTCCCGCTCAATCTGCGGGGGCCTCTGCCCCTCGGCTCCTCGCCTGCGAGCTTGGCCATGCCGTCCGCCACCCTGCTCAACTCGTAGACCAGCCTCCTCATGAGCTGGTCGTTCGCATTCTGGTGCGCAACGTAAAGGTTCTTCCTTGTACCGTGGTCGGTCTGCTCCGCCTCCCATCTCAACAGACCATCGTCTATGAGTTCGTTGATGTACTTGTTGAGGGTCGGGACCGCGGCGATGCGCATCGCCGACAGCTCCTGAAGGCATATCTCCTTCCCCTCGTTGTTCCATTCCTCGACCCGTAGGAGGATCTGGTCGCGGATGCTTGCCGCCATCAGACCTCCAGCCTCGGGGCCATCAGCACCTCGAAGGATGCCTCCCTCTGTTCCCAGGACAGCATGCACGGGCCGTTGCCCATGATGCCCATCCTCACCATGTCGTCGTCCTTCAGGTGCATCTTGGTGACGATCTCCTTGAGCATGTCCAGCCCGTAGGAGCTGGTCACCCTCTCGAAGGACATGTGCATCAGGTCGACGAACACCGAGTAGGTGTTCCTCCCGGACCCGTCGTCGGCCATGAAGGTCGCCTTTCCATCGTCCAGAGTGACCCTTATGACCTCCTCGACCTTCTCCGCGGGCAGGAGCCTCTTGAGCTTGCCCATGGAGACGTAGACCGCCTCGTCCTCGTCCACCGAGCTTAGATGGAGCTCCATCTTCGTATCGATCTGCGTGATGAGGGGCATGACCCTCCTGGCGTATTCCGACTGGATGACCAGGCTGGACCTCTCGAAGGATATGGTCACCTGCTCCTCGCCGAATGTCTTGATGGCGTCTATGAGGTCGTCCAGGTCCACGGAGATGGAATCCCTCTGCAGGCCGTGGGCGACGATGCTGTCGCCGTCCAGCCCCACGGACACCTCTATGCCCTGGGTGCGGCCGTTGTCGTACATGACCGTGCTGATGCCCGTGTCCGATGTCCTCAATGTCAGCACCGCATCCTTCCCTGTGACGCCCTTGATGGGGTCCAGCACCGCCAGGATGCTCTTGGCCTCCTTGACCGTGATGTAATTGGGCCCTGTCGGCACCGGGACCTCTTCGGATGTCCCTCCGAGCTCCTCCGGGATCCTGTTCCTCTCCTTCATGGTGCAGTCGTAGCACCTGTCCTCGTCGTGGACCATGCCGTCCTTGGGGTCGTATTCCAATCCGCAGTCCGGGCATCTCATCAGGGAGCCTCCCTGAATGCGGTCGAGGCGTTGGTGCCGTGGTCTATCTCCTTCTTCTTGGCGTTGACCATCGCATCCATCACCGTCAGTATGCTGTTGTCGTTCTCGTACTCTATGCCCATGATCTCGTCGTCTCCGTCGTATATGGCTGCTCTCATTCACATACCTCCTTGTTCTTGCTGAAAAGCGGTTTCATGAAGAACAGGCATGACTGCCCGTCGTTCACATCCTCTATGTGCTTGTCGAACTTACCGCACCAAACCTTCTCGGACACCTTGCCGAAAAGGATGTCGGTACGCTCGTGGTTCTCCTGGAAGTGCCTGCACTGTCTGCATGTGGCCCCTCCGTTGAGCGTGTCTATCTTCCTTCCTACGATGCTCATGCCATCGTCCTCTCCGTGTAGAGCCCGCAGCGGAAGTCCTTGACCGTGGTGTCGTTGATCCTCTTGCCGTCGCAGAAGTGGTCGAACACGGGGCACTCCATGCCCTCGTACTCCTCGATCCTCAACAGGACGGCGGTGTGGTGAGCGCATGTCATGCAGCACTCCTTGACCTTCATGCCCTGGCCCCCTTCGCGTCAGGATAGAACCTGTCGACGATCAGCCATATCGCGTTCAGGTCGTAGTACTTGCAGGGCTCCACGCCCATCTTGGTGTGGTTGTACGTGTCGATATGGTCGCACGTGGTCATGCCGGACAGGACGCAGGTGTGCCTTGAGCACGTCCAGCATGTCTTGGGTACGTTGGCCGGGCTGTGGGGTGCGGGTGCGACCCTTCCCATGCCCTTCTTACTCTCCATCCTCCGCCCCCTTGATGTACAGGACGGCGAACCCCTTCTCGTCCACCGATACGATCTTCTGCTTCTGGAGCAGTCTGGACACGGCATTGGCCGTCTCCTGCCTGGTCATCCCGTAGGAGTGGGCGCATACGCGCACCACCTGCCCCGCGGTGAACCCGGGGCGGGACTCGATGAACTCCAGGATCAGAGACTCCTCGAGCTCTTCGGTGTCCATTCTCCACCCCCATGTCACGTTCTTCTTCGGGCTGATTCCTCGGAGGGTTCACCCATCCGCACCTGGGGCATGTCAGCCCTGCGGAGCTTATGACCGTCATCTCGACGATGTCCTTCTTCCAGCACCTGGGGCATGGCATGTTCATCCCTTCACCTCCATATCCTTCAGGTGGGCGGGCCTGTATTGCCTGTAGGCGCACGCCCTGTGTACGAACCCGCCCTCCGCCAGATGGATGTTGTCCGTATGCTCGTTCACGGGCTGGCCGCAGTACCTGCACCTCATGCCAGCACCTTCTGCTCGTACTTCTTCGGCACCAGGACGTGCTCCTTGGGGTAGGAGCGCCTGCATTTGTTGTTCTTGTAGTTGACGCTGTCGTCGAACACGACCAGCCCGTTCTTGTACAGCTCCGTGAGCCTCGGTGTGACGGAGCAGAGCTGCACCCCGATCCTCAACGCGATCTCCTCGTCCGTCAGCCCGGGACAGGCCTTGATGCATTGGAACACCTTGAACCTCAAGGTGTCTATCCTGCCCGTGTTGAACGCCTTCTTGTAAGCCTCTATGCTGTTGTCTGACATCATTCCCTTCCCTCCATGATGGCCCTCTCGTGCTCGTAGTCCGCCTTGGACCAGAAGAGCCTCCTGGTAATGGCGGCGGTCGAGCATCCGGGGCATTCATTGTGCTTCGTTGAATCGTATATCCTCCCGCATCCTGCACATTTCACAGGGAACGCGCTCATGCGAAGTCCCCCAGCGAGAATTGTTTGTAAGCGCTACCAGTCTGGTAGGGCTCTGGTAGGGTTTTGGTAGGCTCGCACTCGCAGGCCTCCTCGTCCTCGATCCTCTCGTAGACGGTGGTGTGCTTCTCCCCTCTGGCCCTGCCAACTCCGAACGCATCCCGGAGCAGGCATATCCCTGCGGTGAACATATCCCTCGAGTGCGAGAGGTAGATGTCCTCCATCTTCCAGGTGATGTACTCCGAGTCCTCGTAGTTGGTGATGGTGTCGAACTCGTAGCTGGGTGCGATGCACTTGTCCTGTACCCTCGGGTACTCGTGGCCGAACCACACGCACACCTCGAAGTGCTCCATGTCCTCCGTTGCGTGTATGCTGCAGTTCTGGAGCTCTCCGTAGGGGAGCTCGAACGGATGGTTGGTGCATGTGAGCGCCCACCTTCTGAAGTCGCCGTTCAGACCTTCCTCGAGGATGTGTATCCCCTCTGTGGTGATCCTGGGGAACCCGTCCCTCGGGAGGCTGCCGTCCTTGTTCATCATCTCGTGGGACCTGCGGGCCTCGGGCCTTCTTATGGGCCCGCATGCCAGCTTGGTGTGCTTGAAGTTCATCTCTTCAGCCTCCACTGGTTGATCTGGTATCCGTGCCCGGTGTCCATCTTCCTGAACTCCACGGTGCCCTTCTTCTTGAGCTTCTGCATGTCCTTCCCGACGTCCTCGACGTGGTTGTTGTAGATTGCGTCGCCCTTCTCGCATCCGAAGAGGATCTCCGTGATCTCCTGCGTGGTGGTCCATTCTTCGCCAATGGCCTCGAGGTGCTGCAGTATCCTGTCCTCGTAGGTCATGCTACCACCAGCTCGAAGTACACTGTGCCGTCTATGGTCCTCTTCATGAGGTCCCCGTCCTTGGTGAGCTTGAGACACCTCTGCACCACATGCGAGCGCCTGTGCGGGTACTCCCAGTCCTTCGCATCGGGGAACACCTTCCTGGTGATCTCCGGCGCGGTCATGTGTCCGTCCTTCAGGACCTCCTTTATCTTGGGGTCGGTGTCCGAGGTCATTCGCCCACCACCTTGATCGCCATCACGACGTACCCCTCGGGGATGCCCACGGCGAAGTCGCTGTGGGATGCGATGTAGGTTATGACCGCCTTGAAGTGCGTCTCCGGGATCATGGTGGGCGTTCCGCCTATGTCCCTCACGAGGGTGAAGATGATCGTGTCCCCGACCTTGAATCCCCTGTCGTCCTTCCTGATCTCGAAGGTCTTGACCTTGTTACGGACGGCGTCGAAGAACTCCTCGCGGAGCTTGAGGTCGTGGAGGGTCATGCCCTCACCCCCGACTCTATGAGCGTCTTGGTTATGTCCTCGGTCTTCCCGGAGGGGTAGTTCATGATTACCTTGACCTTCCCCTTCTTGGCCGCCCTGCATGCCTCCATCTGCGCCAGACGGAGGGAGTGCAGGGTGTCGATGAGCTTGCCGTCGACGTACACGGAGTAAGTGGTCATGCCCTCGCCTCCTTTTCTCCCCATCCGGACCGCAGCGCCCACTTCTTGTGGAGGCAGTCGGTCATCTCGATCTGTTTGGATCCTGCGAGCTGGAGCATCACCGTCAGCGCGGTGCTCCTGTCCGTCCCTGCGTACTGGGCCACCTCGTCGATGGTCCTGTCGGTCTCCAGGGCCTTCCTGACCTTGGCGGTGATCTCCGCCACCGACATCTCGGTCATAGGTCCACCTTCTCGAGCTTCGCCCCGCAGAAGGGGCACATGAAGAACATGTAGCCCCTCTTGGGGTTGTCCTGGATCTTCAGCATGAGGCCGTGCACCTTGCCCTTCTGCGCGGACATGTAGATGGCGCCCCTGTTGATGCACATGTCCATCTCCCTGCAGCATGGCTCCAGCACCTTGGAGGTCTCGGCGTAGACGAGCTTCCCGTCGTAGTGGTAGCTCATTCGGTTCCCTCCTCGTTCAGGGCGTTCCATGTCTCCACGGCGTCGGCCTTGCTCTTGGATGAGGTAGCCTTGCGCCCGCACTTCTCGCATATCACGTTGTAGGTGGTGAGCCCAGTGATGTTGCTGTAGACGGATCCAACCTGCGGTCTCGCCTCGCAGTATCTGCAGTTGAGTACGTCGTAGCACTCCACCACCTTCCAGTCGCCCCTTATGTGCCTGGTGAAGAATGCCGCGCACTTCCACTCCTCGGATCCGAGGACGAAGTTCTTGGACACGAAGGACACGCCGTCCTTGGCGAGCCTGTAGATGCACTCGGGGTTGACGGTCATCATGACCGTCTTGCCCTCGTCCATCGCCTTGATGGCATCCGCGAAGTTCAT